CACCGCCTTGAGCTTGACCTGCGCTATTAACTGCCTGAACAGGAGTAACACCTGCCGCAGTTGAGCCAATAGCACTAGGAGCAGTTGTCCCTGCACCACTAAATTGTGATGATGCAATAGCTCTAAGTTGAGCAAATTGAGCCGCACCTGCTACTGCCGCAAATGCCGCACCTACTGGTGGACCACCAATCTTATTACCAAATTTATACGCATCCATAATAGATTCGTAAGCAGTAACAATACCATTGGCAAGTGATGCCGCTTTATTTATAGCAAACATTTCTTTAGAGCTATTAGCAGTAGAGGCTGTCATTTGTTGCAAGAATCCTGCTACATCTTTTGCTTGCTTTTGTAGGGACTGATTTCTAAATTTTTCAGAATCAGTCATATTCTTTTTGACAATTTCTGTCATGCGAGCACCATGCTCATTTTCTAACTGCTCAAGCCACATACGATATTGCTCTTCGCTAATCATACGATTTTCAAGTGCAATAGCTAATTGTGTTTGTTGTTGCTCGAACTTTAATTGCTCAAGTTGAGATTCAGTCATAAATGATTCTGCCAATACTGCTAGGCGTTCTGCCTGCTGAATCTTTAAATCTTCTAGCTTCTTAGCTTCTTCCTCAGCCTTTTTAGAATCAACCATTTGCGGAGCTACTTCTCTTGGAATAGCCTCTACTGGCGGTCCAACCATATTTTGCTTGGCATTTAGCTCATCTGTTCTAGCTATTACATCTAATAATACTTTTTCTTGCCTACGCAAAGATTCTAATTGCTCATCTTTAGGAGCATTAAACAAACCCCATTGCTTATTAACGGCTTCAATTTCTTCACGAATCTTAGCTAATTGCTCTTGATAATTGCCTGAGCGTAAGCCCATACGCAACATTTCACCAAAGCTAATACCATTTTTGATTGCAATTAAGAACTCTTCGCTTAATCTAGTAATTGAAGGTAGCAATTGAATTGCAATAGATTGACCAACGGATGCCAATGCTCCATTTAGTCTATTTAAGTTATCGTTAAATTGTGCCGCCGCCGCCGCCGCTTGTGGAGTAACTACACCGCCAAACGCTTCAAGCTCATCACCATAAGCCTGTAAACCTTCACGACCTTGGTTAAGCATTGGAATAAGGCTTGCACCTGAACGACCAAATACTGCCATAGCAAGCGCAGTTTTACCTGCGCCATCTTCCATGGTTTTAAATCTTTCAGCTACATCTAGGAATACTTGTTCGCTACTTCTTAATGTTCCATCATTATTTTTAAATGCGATACCTAGGGCATTAAAAGCAGGTAGAGCAGAGCCTGCGCCTTGTGCGGCTTCGCTCATATTACGAGATAAGAATACAAAGGATTGTTGCAATCCCTCAATGCCTACGCCTTCAACTCTAGCGGCATATCCTAATTTGGATAAAGCATCAACCGCAACACCTGTTCTTTGTGATACCTCATCTAAGGCATCCATGGCATTAATTTGTTGCTTAGTAAATGCGGCAATCGCAGTAGCAGTCGCAACCGCTACCACGCCTAATGCTTGTAGGCTTTGACCTAAATTGCCTGTGCTTTTATCAAACTGTCCGACTTTTTGTTGAGCATCAGTTAAGCCTTTTTGTAGTTGATAAGTATCAGCACCAATCTTAACCGTTATATTTCCAATTTCACTCATGACAGTTTCTCATATAGATTAGCCCACTTATCCACTAGCATCTCAGGCGGTATCTTAGCTTCCCACGCCCACCAAAATTCTTTGGGGTGCATCCGCCAAAACTCAGATGGATTCAATCCCCACATACCTACGGCAATCTTGTATGCTTCTTTTACGAACTGGTTGCGCCCTTCGACTGCTTTCGGGCTACCGCCTTTTTTGGCGGCTCATCCTTTTGCGGTGGAATCATCATGGTTAGTAATACATTAATGCAACCAATGATATTAGTATTGCTTTCTCTATCAAACATAGCATGATAGATTTCTGCATCTGTTACCTTCGCACCTGCATAGTTCAAAATTGAAGCATAAGCCATTGCCAATTTCGCCAATGGTGCATCGCCTTTTCGTGCATATTCGCCTAATTCTTTAAGCGTAATAACTTCTTCTACTCTAGCGATTGCGCCCATTATCTTGTCAGGAGCGATTGTATAGTCGGCATCCTTCCAAGTAATTACTACTTCATCAAAAATCATAATACTTATCCCTTGTGAGTTTGTTTAAGTATTAGGCAGTGTATGTATAAGCACCGCTTGATTGCAATGAAGCTGAGAATGTAACGGCATCTTGATACTCGCCTGCTTCTTCTACTGATACTAAATAGAAGTCACCTGCAATAACTGCACCATCAGGATACTCAATAGTGATGTCCTCAAGCATTTGTGAGCCACCACCTGCAACGATTGCACGCAATGTATCATCTTTAGTAATGCCTTCAATTGACAAATCAATCATGCGTGTTGCTGGGTCTGCCAACAATGTGCGATAACCTGAATCATCATCAGTAGTAACATCAATGGCTTCACCGTTGATAGTTACAGTCTTTGTACGAACACCTGCAATAACAGTTGCTCCCTTTTTAATCAATAATTCACGACCACTAGATGCCGCCATAGTATTACTCCTTTTCTACAATTAGTCTAAAACGCTGAACCCCATGTCTTGTTAGCCCATCAGGGTCTAGCAAGGTTTCTGAATACTCACTCAGCATTAATACAGAATGATACCCAGTAATAATTAAATTTGAAAGGTGCAAAGCATCATAAATAATGCCTTGTATCTCTTTTACTTCTTTTCTACCACGATAGCGTGACCAAACATGAAGCGTTAGCGTTGCTTCTTTGCCTTGGCTTGTGTCTGTATCCCAATCAATCATAGTGTCGTCGCCAATAGTAATATATGGAAAAACACTATCATTTCCGCTATCTACTTGCTGAGGCACATTATCATAGATTGCAGGCTTAGTCTTATCTTGCACATTAGGCGCAAGAGCATCAATTAAATCTGCATCTGAGATTAACTTATCATAGATTGCTTGTTGGATTTTGTATTCAATACTCATTTTGCTTTAGCCCTTGCAAATGCTTTTTGTAATGCCTGTTTTATTCTAGTTACATAGCCTTTCATATTTTGCTCTAAAGCAGGAAACATAAATGGCCTTGCTCCCATATTCCTAGTCCCATATTCTAAGTGTGCCGCATAATTTACATAAGCACCAATCTCAGCCTCTAAAGCATTGCCCTGCTCAGGCATCTTAACTGCTATGCTACTTGCAAGCCTACCTGTATCTGTCCTTGGTGGATTGCCTTCTGCTGATGCCGTATGATTACGATAAACACGACCAGTTGCAGGTGAGTTCTTAATGCTTCTAATAGCAGTATTACGGATATTCTGTGCCGTGCTATTTATTACATCCTGCACATCTTTAGTGGCTTGAGCATCTAAGCGAGCAAGAGCATCCGTAACGCTTTTAACCCCATCTATTTTGACTGAGGTTTTCATGATTAGGTTGCTACGCCTGCCTCAAGAATTAACTCAAGGAATTTGTTTTTAAATTCGATATTATTTACATTGCGAATCTGATATGCCTTGTCTTTAAATACAATGCGGTTTACTTCGCTAATATCATTTCTAAATCTAATAGTTGCTCTAAAGTTAGCAATCGCTACCAATCTATCGCTTTCAAATCGTTCACTTCCGCTAGTCTGAACTATATAAGCCCATACAGAATGAACATCTTGCCAAGTGCGTGATTGACCGCCTGCGCCATCATCAGTAAGCACTAACTTTTGTAGCATTACTTTATTTGATAACTTAGCAGGAGTTATGTCGCAACATTTCATAGTTTAGTAAAAACTCGATAAGGATTTAAAGCCATGCCTGCACCTGACTTTGTAATAGCTTCTTCAGGAGAACATTCGCCTCTGTGGTCATATAGGTAACCTGCAACCTGCACGATACCCAGTCTAATACCTTTAGGCACATCTTCGGTATCTGTCCCAAATCCTGCCTGATAAACAATCTTTAATCTATCTTTTAAGCCCATTACAGGTAAACGGATAAATCTAATGCGAGCAGGCGAGCTAAATGTGTCTAATAAATAATCTTCAGGTTCAACTTCAGTAGCAGTGCCGTCATCATTATCAAGAATCTCTACGCTATCAATCTCTAATAGATTAGCATACGGCAACTCAATCCACTCTTTAAACATAGTAGTATCACGGC